AATTAAGAAAAAGTTTAATGTGAGCTGGAATTTAGCTTGGGCAGGCCAAATGAGAGAGTTGTACAGTAGAAAGTACGGTGGATATCAAAAAACACCAGTAAAAGAATACGCAACTGCGCCTAGGAACAAAGAAGATAAACTAGCTAAAATTAGCACTTTAAATGCACTACTAGTTGATCCTAATACATCAACAGATGTTGAGCTTAAAAACGCAATACAAAAAAGATTAGCACAGTTACAAGAAGATCAAACACCTAAGCGTAGAATAATGGACTTTGACAACCACGCATTATATTGGAGTGGCGTTGGCCCGTTAGCAAAAGAATACACAGAGTTACAAAATAAACTAGTTCCAGATTCTGGCAAAGCAGACACCATTGAAGGTGAACTATTAAGAGCTGTAGGTAAAATTATTTACAGACATGGCAACGATGGCGATCACTTTAGTCATGGTTCGTATGCTTTCATTGAAAAACATGTTGGTAAGTTTGATAACTTAGATGACATGGCAACTAAAGTTGTTCAATATGCACTAGATAAGAAAGGCCAATACACACCAAATCCAAGTTTTGATTGGTTAGCAACAGCAGACTACGGTCCAGGTAAGTATGAAAAAGATTGGGAATTAGAAGCTTGTCAAAATTGCGGTGGCGACGGTGAAGTTTCATACACCAACGATGAGGGTGAGGAAGAAACTGAAGAGTGTGATCACTGTGATGGTGAAGGTACTCATGAATATACTTCTGAGTCAGCACAAGTAAAAGAAACAGAATATCAATTATGGTGGAACGGCGAAGAAATTGATTCTTTTGCCAGTAAAGAAGAAGCTGTAGCAATGCAAAAAGAATATGAAATGGCTTATAAAGGTGGAGTTTCAATTAAAAAAGCAAAAGAAAGAGAAAGTACTACTGGAGGCCGTAAACGAAACACTAATAAATCTTATGTAGATTCTTTTACAGAAACTAATGTAGATAGAAATGATGAGTCTCCAAGAAAAATGTATCATAAACATTTTGTCAAGGCAATGAAGGCAATGTCGGGAAGTCAGGTACAAAAACGCCATCAACTGGAAATGGAAAAATACAAAAAGATGATGGGCAAATCATTTATTGACCAGGTTGCACCTAAAGAGTTTGCAAAATTTGATAGAAAGGTTGAAGAAGGGTACCCAACAGACTATAAAGGTTGGAAGTATGACATAGAATATATAGAAGATGAAGACACTCGTAAGAAATTACACTCAGCTACAAAAGACGGTAAACAAGTAGACATAGATTGGTCTCCATACTCAGATATGTCAGACGAACAATTTAAAACTTGGATTGACTTAGGTATGCCGAATCGGAAGACTGTAGGTAGTATTGGGCCCTTAGATGTAACAGATCTAGAACAGTTAATGAAAACTAAACTAGGTACTCGAGCAAGACTGGCACAAGAAGACAAGCCAACGGATATTGAATTAGATGTGTTGAAATACACACGCGACGAAGTTGCTAAGGCAATTACTATAGCAAGAGGTAGTGGTGGCGACATGACTGGTGCTACTAACAGTATCGAAGCAATAGCAGATGGATTATCAGATCATTCAGACGTGGCAAAAGTACTAAAAATTGCAAATGAAGCTAAAGATGATGACAAACATCGTTCAGAAGCATTGGCGGCCTGGAAGGAAGATCACTATGGAAGTTCTGAGGGGTTTGAAGAAGCATACGGAAATGACATTGATTGGCAAAAAGTTATTCAAAAAAAATATGACAATGACGAGCAGAATTTGTATGATGATATCACTAAAAAATTAGATCCAAAGACTAAAATAGCTCTTAAAAAAGCACAAATGAAGTCAGCTGGAATAACCAAAGGTGACCCTTTAGCATCATTAGCATTTGGCTTAGAAAAAGATGTTGATCGCCTTGGTAAAGAAAACAAGGAAGAAGAAGCTGACATTGCTAGTCAAGATCTAGTTGACAAGTATCACAGCCAAGAACTTGAAGCACTTAAAAAGTCGTTATCTGATCTACTCAGAAAGTAACCAAATAATTTGACTCTCCTGCCAACGATGCTATAATTAATAGTATTGTTAAAGGAGAATCACAATGTCAACAGTTTTTACAACAGAACAACAAGCGAAATTAAAAAATCTTATCAATGAAGGTCTAGGAGTCATGACTGAAGTAGAAACTCTACAAGGCGGACTTAAAGACACAGTTAAAGCAGTAGCAGAAGAATTAAATGTTAAGCCTAGTATATTAAACAAAGCATTAAGAATAGCATACAAGTCAGAATTCCAACAAGAACAAGCTGATCACGAAACACTAGAAGATATCCTTACTACTGTTGGCCGCACTCTTTAGTGACCAAGTTGAAGGAAATGTGGATAGAAAGCTACCACAAAGATCACGTTGCTTTCTACTGCGAACACGTTAGTTTAGTTTTTACTGTAGTTGCTAGTATGTATTTGGCAATACATGCAGATGCTCCAAATATGATGATAGTGTATCCTGGATTTTTTGTAGGATCAGTAAGTGCAATATACGCTTATTGGCGTAGAAGAATACCAACACCAATGATACTGACCACATACTTTGCAGTGGTAAATATATTTGGATATGGAGTTGCCGCTGGTTGGTGGTAACACAGGTTTCGCTCACCTAAGAGCATGTAAACGGTTAATCAGCCATAAGTGATTAGGACAAATGAAAATAAAGAATTGGCAAACATATTGGAAGTCTCACAACCTATGGTTTGATGCACACAGTTACGGAGAGTGCCTGGTTAATCATACTACCAAACAGTTTTGTGTCTTAATCCCTAAAAATGCAAGTACCTGGCTTAGAAAAAGATTACCAACATACAATTTTGTTCTAGGTAATTACCACACAGACAGCCTATTAGAAAAAGATTATACCCCTATAGTAGTATTGAGAGACCCTGTTGATCGATGGTCAAGTGGCTTAGCTGAGTTTTTACTGCGACGTGCAATTGTCACAATAGTATCCTGGAAAGAACATATCACCCAACCTTTAATAAATTTAATTTTTGCAAGAGTGTGCTTAGACGAGCATACCGAAAGTCAATCAATGTACCTTGAAGGGATTGATACTGAACAGACTATATTCTTAGAACACAACGATAATCTTAACAGTGACATAAGCTACTATCTCAAGGCACAGGGTATTAACAACGAACTAGATACATCTGAAAAACAATTTCAGACTACTAGTGTCAAGCGACAAGTTAAAGGCTACTTTGCTGATCTCATTGCTAATAACAATCAGTTAAAAGAAAAGATAACAAACTATTATCAGGTTGACACAGACCTCATTCAGAGTGTAAAATACTATAAACAACAAGGGAATACATGAGTTATATAGACGCACTATTTGATCGCAATGGCGACAAAATACATATTGTAGAAAGAATTAACGGAGAACGTAAGTTCACTGAGTTTCCTGCTAGCTATGTATTTTATTATGAAGACCAAAAAGGCAAGCACAAGTCAATTTACGGCACACCAGTAAGTCGCTTTGCTACACGTTCAGCAAAAGAGTTTCATAGAGAAGTTAAGATACAGAGTGATAAGAAACTGTTTGAAAGTGATATTAATCCTGTATTCCGTTGTCTAGCAGATAACTATCAAGGGGCCGATGCACCTAAACTTAATATAGCATTTTTTGATATCGAAGTTGACTTTGATCCCGAAAAAGGGTACAGTCGTCCAGATGATCCGTTTAATCCAATTACAGCAATTTCAGTGTATCTAGACTGGATGGACAAAATGGTTACGTTAGTGTTACCCCCTAAAGGTATGAGTTGGGAAGAAGCTGAAAATATTTCAAAAGACTTCTCAGACTGTTTCTTAATGGAACGTGAAGAAGATCTACTTAGTACATTCTTAGATCTAATTGAAGATGCGGACATACTAAGTGGTTGGAACAGTGAAGGGTATGATATACCTTATTGTGTTAATAGAATAACCAAAGTATTATCAAAAGATGATACTAGGCGTTTTTGTTTATGGAATCAATTACCTAAGAAGCGTGAGTTTGAACGCTTTGGTGCTAGCAATATAACATTTGATACCATTGGTCGTGTGCATATGGATTATATGCAACTGTACAGAAAGTACACATACGAAGAACGTCACTCATATAGTTTAGATGCTATTGGTGAGCATGAACTACAAGAACGTAAAACAAACTATGAAGGTACATTAGATCAACTGTATAACAATGATTTTAAAACGTTCATTGAATACAACAGACAAGATACATTTTTACTTAAAAAATTAGATGACAAACTGAAGTTCATTGATCTAGCCAATGAACTAGCACACGCAAACACTGTGTTACTACAGACTACAATGGGTGCTGTAGCTGTTACAGAGAGTGCTATTATCAACGAAGCACACGAACGTGGGCTTGTGGTCCCAAATAGAAGAGAACGCTTAACAGGAGAGGATACGCAAGCCGCAGGAGCCTATGTAGCGTTTCCTAAGAAAGGACTGCACGATTGGATTGGGTCTGTTGATATTAACTCACTATATCCAAGTGCTATTCAAGCATTGAATATGGGCAACGAAAGTATCGTTGGTCAACTACTACCTATAATGACTGATCGTTACATTAAAGAAAAAATGGCTAAAGGTAACTCATTTGCATCAGCGTGGGAAGGACTGTTTGGTAGTTTAGAATACGAAGCAGTTATGGCAAAAGAAGTAGGAACTGAAATAACTGTCCAATGGCAAAATGGTGCTGAAGATACACACTCAGCGGCTAACATATGGAAGATGATATTTGATAATAATAACCCTTGGATATTATCAGCTAATGGTACTATATTTTCATATGAAAGTGAAGCTGTTGTTCCAGGACTATTAAAACGTTGGTATAAAGAACGTAAAGAACTGCAAGCAAAAATGAGAGATACAACAGATCTTAAAGAGCGTGCATTCTGGGATAAGCGACAACTTGTTAAAAAGATTAACTTAAACAGTTTGTATGGTGCCATTCTTAATCCAGGTTGTAGATTCTTTGACAAACGTATTGGACAATCAACTACGCTAACAGGCCGTGCTATTGCCAAACATATGGATGCACATATCAATGAAGCATTAACTGGCAAATATGATCATACTGGAGATACAATTATATATGGTGACACTGACTCTTGTTACTTTAGTGCTTGGCCGGTTATTAAGGAACAAGTTGAAAAAGGTGAGATTGAATGGAACAAAGAGATTGCAATTAAATTGTATGATCAAATTTCAGATAACTT